AAATTTTCCCCCAACCCCCTATTTTTTTGTGCAAAATGTCAATAGACACAAAATATAGTGCCCACGCCCCATAGGGTAGGGGAGTATAGCAATTTTTACAATGTATATAGCAACATATACAATTTGCTGTGTGGTATAATATAGACAACGAAAAAACACAGAAAGTAGGGTTGACGAATGAACAGCTTATTCAATTCTGTATTAGAAACTGCCTCTTTGTTTAAAAAACTGTGATGGCTATTCGCAAAGTACAATATTAAAAGCGGAAGTAAATAAAAAATACAATAAGTATCATTTTTTGAAAAGCGAGGTGAAAACCCATGAAAGAAAAAATTAAGATTACAATCACTTTAACCGATGATAACATCGTTTTGTATGGTGAGAATACGCAAGACTTGACCGAAGATGACATCATTGACATCAACAAGATGCTAGCCAGTCTCGCTAAGACTCCAAGTATTTTACAGGAAGGATACCCAACAAATGAAAAAAGAAGTCGTGATTAAAATTACTTTGACCGATGATAACATTACTCTTGATGGTCAGAACTTGCCAGAACTGACCGAGAATGACATTATTGATAGTATCAAGGTGCTTGTCACTCTTGCCAAGACTATGAATCTTATATGGGAAGGAGACTCAACAGATGGAAATGCGTAAATTCGTCATCGAGATTCACCCCGACGGCACGTTGACGTGCTGCGAGTATGAGGACCCTAAAGAATCCTTCCGGGCCGCAACTGAACGTGCGTGGCTGGCCGGTTATCGGCAAGCACTCAAGCATTGCGACGAGCAGGTGAACACGCTTAAGGGTTACAAAGGCACTTGCCAATCATCCGCTCTCATGTACCAGGGGGCCGAATCCGTTCGCTATGTGGTGTTATCGGCCTATCGTAAATACCTTAACACAAAAAAATAAGTCGAAACGGCCCTCGGGCCGTCCACCGGGACCGCCCGCCCGGTGTTGATAAGACAGGGCACATATTGAAAGGAGTTATATTATGGATTTTCGTAACAAAAAGAGTGCAACCCGCAAGAGTGCCCATAAAACTGCTATGACATTCGTTAAATTGAATGAAGTGGAGGGGCCCCTGCAGATCGAGGATGGCGCCATGTGGCTTAAATCTGGCAAGTATGATGCTCCATCAGTGTCTATTAAGGTAGATCCGGATGCGACGCTGTTCGACTGGGTGCGCAAGATCTTTTTGCGCAACGTTGAGCTGTCCGTTGAGGAGAACGAGAAGGGCTATTCTGAACTTATCATCTCCGGCCAGAGCGGTACCGATGACACCGGCGATCTACCATTCTAAACGGTGGGAGATCTACCATTCTAAACGGTGGGCGACCTATGGTCGCCCTTATTTTATAGGAGGCCACATGAAAAGTAAAGACAACAGAGTGTCCTTGCTGAATTGCGATGACTCCCTGATATATATAGCATCTGCCATTGTATACAGTGGAGTCGCGGCAGAAGATGTTAATTTTTTCCGTTCTGAATGGGCCAAAATCATTTTCGATGGTCTTGGCATTGAAGCGGACCCTCTGGACTGGTATTATATGATCCTAAATAGGAAGGAGCGTTTGAAGCATGGCAGCAGGCGCAGCTAAAGCAAGAGCAACCCTTAAATACAGTCCAGAGCTATACACCCCGTACGCTTTGGAGTCGTGGCCCGATAGTCAGATGCGCAAAGAATACACTCGATTGCGTGACATTGCGCAGAAACGTATTAAGCGCTTATCAAAAGACCCCATCAGCGGCACCAGCGACATTTATAAAGAATTTGCCGGGGGGTTCCCAACTCTAAAGGCAATGCGCGGAGACCGTAAAGCATCGGAGCAGGCCCTTGCAGATGTAGCGCGGTTTGTTCGCTCCAAAGGCTCTACCGTTGGTGGTGCGCGTGCAGAATTTGAGCAAAAAATGAAAGTGGGCGGTATTGATATAGCCGACGTTCCCGAGGATCAATACACATCCATGTCCGAGTGGTGGGAGATCGTTAAAGCGTCGGGCGTGTATTACTATCCGTCTGACCAGCCGGTCATGTACTGGCGCGAGAAAGGCGGCTACAACGTCAGTATTGACGATTTTGTAAAGTGGCAGCAAGGTGAGGTCAACTATGGCACAGAGTGGGACTATAGCGAGGGGAGCAGCTCTGCCGACTTGCGCGGAGGTTTTGGTGGAGGCTTGTAATTACAATCCGGTTCCCTGGCTCATGGAGCACCTGGACAGAAAGCACACTAAAGGCAAGAAGCGCAAAACAAACAAAAAACGATTGTATGTGGATATGCCTTGCGCATTTGATATTGAGACTAGCCGAGTATGTATTGACGCCGACGACAACCCCCACACCATTATGTATATATGGCAATGTCAACTTGGTTTGGATATTACCATTATTGGCAGGACGTGGGATGAGTGGTTAAATTTTACAGGTGCGATCAGCGACTACTTGCAAGCTAACAGCGGCCCGCAAGGTGACTGGTTTCTGTGTATGTACGTTCACAATTTGGCCCACGAATTCCAATATTTGTCGGGTGTTCTGGATTTTGGTCCCGGTGACGTATTCGCCAGCAAGCCCCGGCGCGTTCTGAAATGTGACAACCGCGCTATTGAATATAGGTGCAGTATGAGACACAGTAACTTGTCCCTTGATGCTTGGGGTAAGCAGCTGGGTGCCCCACATGCCAAATTGACCGGTACACTCGATTATTCAAAAGTGCGGTATCCCTGGACTCCCCTGACATCTACAGAATTAGCGTATTGTGTCAATGATGTCCGGTGTATTGTAGAGTGCTTGTTAATTGAGATGAAGCGAGACGGCGACGACCTGTATACATTACCATTAACGCGCACCGGGTACGTCAGACGAATGGCCCGTGAAGCAATGTACAAATGGGGCATTAACCGGGTCAAGCGTCTACTGCCATCGTGGGAATTGTATCAAATGCTGCGTGAGGCATTCCGAGGTGGCGACACGCACGCCAACCGCTATTATGTGGGTCTGCACCTAGAAAACGTCGGATCCGTGGATATGTCGAGCGCTTACCCCGCAGTGCAATGCGAATGCTATTTCCCAATGACTCCATTTAGGCAGGAGCCAGCCACCGTCGAGCGGCTGATGCAATGTATGAGACACGGCAAGGCGTGCCTCATGCGCTTGCAAGTAAAAGGCTTGCGCCAGCGGTTCAAGTGGTGGGGATTTCCCTATATCCCACTTGCAAAAGTTCGGCACTGTGAAGGATACATAAACGACAATGGCCGCTTGCTGTCTGCCGATCATTTTGAAATCACCATTACAGATATAGATTTTAGAATCATTGCCAAAGAATATGATTGGTACGCCCTTAACGTTCTGGACCTTTACACTTCTGATTATGGCAAATTGCCTAAACCGTTGACGGACTGTGTTAAAGAGAGTTACACCGGCAAGACATCCCTTAAAGGTGTAGCCGGTCAAGATTTGTATTATGTTAAGGCCAAGGGCGATCTTAACAGCTATTACGGTATGACTGCGCAGGACCCCTTGCAGCTGGATACACTTTTTGACGAGGACGACTCCGACAATCTTTGGAGCGAATGCACTGACGACCCAGAGGGCAGTTATAACGAGCACCGCCCCCATTTGTTTCTACCGTACCAATGGGGCGTGTGGACAACGGCCCACACGCGAAAGCGCTTGAAAATAGCGCAATGGGCAGCTGGCAAGAATGGCGTGTACTGTGATACCGATTCCGTCAAATACATGGGCAATATTGATTTGTCGGGCTTTAACAAAGCCGTAAAGCAACTTGCAAAAGACAACGGCGCTTGTGCCACCGACCCAAAAGGCCACACCCATTATATGGGTGTGTACGAGCAGGAGCGCAGCTATGCGGAGTTTATGACGTGGGGCGCTAAAAAATACGCGACTACTTATAAAAAAGGCGGGCCTATCACTACTACCATAGCAGGAGTTAGCAAGCGTAAAGGCGGTTTGGAGCTGGCCCTGTGGGGCGGTTTCGAAGTATTCAAGCCCGGGTTTACGTTTTGTCTTGCCGCCGGAAATCAGGTTATTTATAATGATCGTCCAAACGTGCCGGATTTTGTGGTAGATGGACATACTGTCCACATCACCCGCAATTTGTGTATTTGTGATAATACCTATACACTCGGCATTACGGACGAGTATGCAAAGATACTCGGGTATAAGATCATGGAGGTTACATAATGAACAACGCGTTGTTTACAAGCAAAACGGGACTGTGGGAAACTCCACAAGAATTTTTCGATAAGCTGAACCGGGAGTTCGATTTCACATTAGACGCTTGTGCGACACCAGAGAATGCCAAGTGTATAAACTTTTATTCTCCAGAGCAAGACGGCCTGAGCATGCCGTGGAATGGGCGCGTTTGGTGCAATCCGCCGTATGGCAGACAGGTTGGCCAGTGGGTCAAAAAAGCGTATATGAGTGCACAGACCGGAGCTCTTGTGGTGTTGCTGCTGCCCGCTAGAACCGACACCGCATGGTTCCATGATTATATTTACCGGAGAGCGGAGATCCGTTTTGTTAGAGGAAGACTAAAGTTTGGAGGAAGCAGAAACAGTGCTCCATTCCCTTCCATGGTATGTTTTTTTAGGGGGTAACAAGATGATTAAACTTTATACCGATGAAGGTTGGCCGAACTTTTCCGAAAAGGACGGCATCTTGTCAACTGGGGTACCCATTATTTTTATATGGGGCGGACGTGGCACCGGAAAGACCTATGGAGCGCTAAAGCACGTCCACCAGACCGAAGAGGAATTTCTGTATTTGCGTCGCACGCCACAGCAGGCGGAACTTATTTGTGCGTCACCCAGTATGTGGCCGTGGTCTCCGTTGAACGACGATTTACAAACGCATTACGCCCCGTTCAAATTGCCCAAGATAGCGGGACTATATGAAGTGGGCAACGCAGGAGCCTACACGGATACAGGAGCGCCCATTAAACCAGCCAAGATGTCGGGCGTAGTGGGTAGTGTGGTCACTCTTGCCCGCACCCGTGGTTTTTCAAGTCCCCACACCAATATAATCATCTTGGATGAATACCAGAAAGAAGAGTCCGACTATTACCGGCGCGGTGAGGGCGTGGGCCTTGCTAACATTTATGAAACGGTCAACCGAAACCGCGAATTACAAGGGCAAAAGCCCCTGACGCTGCTGTGTATGTCGAATGCTGTTGGCATGGCGAACCCCTATTATATGCAATGGGAGATAACCGACACAGTAGAAAAGATGATCGGCAAGAAAGAGCGCGTAAAGCTGCTTGCTGATAAAGGCATTCTTTTGATTGATCTTGTGGATAGCCCTATTGCAAAGGAAAAAGCAAATACGGCCCTCTATAGGTCCATGACCGGCACAGATTTTTACAGATCAGCTATCGAGAATCAGTACAGCGCCGAAGAAAAGAGTTTGGTTGTGTCCCGGCCCTTGCGTGAATACTACCCGCTTGTACAAATTGGGCGGTGTTGCATCTACGAACATAAGAGCAGACCACTATATTATGTATGCCGCCACAGGTCTGGCGAGATGCCCACCTATGGCACCGGCGACTATGAGCGAAAACGTTTTAGGGCCGCGTATGGGTACATCTGGCCCGCATACTTGCAGCGGCAACTTGAATTTGAGCGGTACTCGGATGAAATTTTCTTCCGTGAATATTGCGGTACTTGACTTTTTTACGCAGTTGTTATATATTAAAGTTAATCCCCGGTGCCCACAGGCAGCCCCCAGAAGGGGCGGGCAAGCGTCAGCCAGCGCAAGAACCGGGGATTTACTTGTATCTGCATTGGAGGTGTACAAAATGGATGCTAATAGTATGATTCAGGCTATTTCTAACGTGGGTTTTCCCATTGCCGCGTTCTTGCTGATGTGGTATCAGTGCAACACCGTTGTTAAGGAGAACACGGCGGCTATCACCGAGATGCGGCTTGCTCTGGACGACATCAAGAAGGAGAGTTGACTAATGGGTTGTTATATCATTTTCGCCCAATCTATCACAAACGCACGCGCGTACCTGCTGGCTGATTTGTGCGCTCGTTTGGGCATTGCCTATTATAGCGACTGGGCCGACGCCGACCACACGCGGCAGAGCTGCGCAGTGGGCCCAGTCACCAAAGGAGACAAAGACCTCATCGTTAAGTGTCTGGGACATGACACATATGTTGATATGGAGGCAACCAAAGTTGAAAATCAGTGAAAAAGCGGCCCTCGCTATGGCCGGATATACCAAATCAGAGATCGAAGCTATGGAGAAGCCGCAGCCCGCGCCGCAGCCCGCGCCGCAGCAGTACGAGGGCCTTGAGACCCTGCTGCAGCAGCTTTTGCAGGGTCAGCAGACCACCGCCCAGGCAATGCAGACCATGACGCAGACGTTGCAGGCGAACGCGCTGGGCCTTGGCATCCAGCAGCAGCCGACGGCAGATGCTGCCACTGTGACGGCCCGAATTATCGACCCGACCTATGGAAAGGAAGTGAAGTAATATGCCCCTTGGCATGGATTTTGCGGACATTGCCGCCATTTTGACCGAGATCAACAAACTGGCCACGGGCCAGACACCAACGTCGCCCATCGTGGACACGTCTAGTTTCGTTTCCGTGGCGCAGGCCACTTTGCTGACCGGCACCGACAACTACACCAAAGCGATCAGTCAGGTGCTGGGCCGTACCATTTTTGCCGTCCGCCCCTACGATGCCCCGCTCAAGCGCTTGCAGGTCACGGGCGACGACTGGTCGAACCATGTACGGAAGATCAATTTTTGCGACACTGACCCCGTCACCGACGAGGCGTGGGCGCTGCAAGACGGCCAGAGCGTGGACATGTACGAAGTCCACAAGCCCGAAGTGCTTCAGACAAACTACTACGGCCAGACCAATTACAGCCGCGTGTACACGCAGGCAGACACCCAGATGGAAGCAGCATTCAAGGGGCCCGAGGAACTGGCGCAGTTCTGGTCGTCCTTCGTGCTTCACCTGTCGAACCAGATCGAGGCTGACCGGCGCAACCTTGCCAACAACCTGATGGCCAACCATCTGACCGGCATGACTGTGACCAGCCCCGACAGCGTCGTATATCTGCTTGATGAGTATAACGCCCAGCAGGGCACCCAGCTGACGGTGCAGGACGTCTACAAAGAAGCGAACTTCCCGGGGTTCGCAAAGTACGCTTATGGCCGTATCAACGATATTTCCCGCCTGATGAAAGAGCGCTCCATCAATTGGCACCAAAATTGGAAGATCGGCAGCACGACGTACAACATTATGCGGCACACACCGTATGACAGACAGCACCTCTACCTGTACAGCGGCACGCAGAGTCAGATCGACGCCCGCGTGATTCCCGAGGTGTTCCATGACAACATGCTGAAGTATCGTGACGCCGAGCAGGTCACGTTCTGGCAGAACATCGACGAGCGGGAGACCATCTCCGCGACGCCTGTTGTGACCACTGCCGCCGGTGTGGCATCCAAGAATGCCGCGGTGCAGCTGTCGAATGTGTTTGGCTGCCTGCTGGATTGGGACGCCATCGGCTACACTCCGAAGCTGTCCCGTGTGGTCCCGACCCCCATGAACGCCCGTGGCCTGTATACAAATTTCTGGTATCACTACGGTTGGTCGTGGTACGATGACTTCACCGAGAACGCCGTTCTGTTCCTGATGACCGCCGAAGACGTCACCGCGCCCAGTACGGGCAAAGCATCCAGAGCCTCCACCCTGAAAACCACCACGCACAAGGACGAAGACCCCTCGAAGTCCTGACCGGCACCGGCGGGCGTTTGCCCGCCGGTTATTTTATAGGAGGTGCAAAATGCAAGCTACATTTTACCAGTTTGCAAAGCGCACAAACAGCACAAAACGGCCCAGCGGTGGGCAGGAGTTCGGAATTGACCTTAAAGCCCCTTGCAATATCATTGACCCAGAGATCAAAATTGCAACGCAGAGCGACCCCACCGTGTTCAATTATTGTTACCTTCCTACGTTCAGCCGGTACTACTGGGTGAAGAACTGGACATATTCGGACGGGCTCTGGAATGCCTCGCTGACTGTTGACACGCTGGCAAGCTATCGCGACCAGATCGGAAATAGTACGGAGTATGTCACAAGATCGTCGGCGCAGTATGATGGTACAATTTCAGATGGACTTTACCCGGCATCGGCTAAAGTGCAAAGTGTAACAACCGCTTTTCAAGGGGGCTTCGCGGAAACAATTAGTGGGGGATTCTTTGTTATTGGGTTTATAGCTAAAGCCGCAAACTCCATCGGGGCTATTACATATGTAGTAATGACCCCCACAAATGCTAAAAAACTATCTGCAAAATTGCTGACTGATGTGTCATACCTTAGTATTGATAACTCCGAAATCAGCGACAATTTGACAAAGGTCCTTTTCAATCCGTATCAGTATATCGTAAGTTGCAACTATTTTCCATTTGACATCGCTAAACTCACCGCGCATTTGCCGCTTGTGGCTAAGATCGATGTGGGGTGGTGGTCTGTGGATGTACCTGGCTGGATTTTGGGCGAAGATAACAATAACTTCAAAAAATCGGTAAGTGTGACTGTACCGAAGCACCCCCAGGCGGCAAATCGTGGCGAGTATTGCAATGTTGCCCCTTACACGGATTACACTATTTATTTGCAGCCCTTTGGAGTGATACCCCTTGATGCCTCTAAAATGTGGGGGGCTGCCACATTATCTATACAATATGTGGCGGACCTTTTCACCGGTGACAGCGTACTGCGCATATTTACCAATGGTAACCAGCTGGTATACGAGACAACCGCAAAACTAGGTGTATCGGTGCAGCTGTCAAATATTAACTTTGGTATCCCCTCCGGCAGTGGGGGTCTTTTGCAAACTGGTATTGCTGCAGCGTTTGGAGGTCTACAAGCGGCATTATCTGGCGGAACTTTATCGGACGTCGGAAATGGTATTTTAAATGCCGCCCAAGCAACAAATGCGGATGTCGCAAGCAAGGGCGCCACAGGGTCGACAATAGCCTTTGATACAATACCCTATATGGTAGCCCGGTTTAAAATTCTTGTGGACGACAACAATGAGGACCACGGCAGGCCCCTTTGCCAGCGCGTCCAGCTGTTCAGTATTCCGGGGTTCATTATGGTAGATGACCCCGACATCGCATTAACCGCGACTGCCGCCGAGATTGACAGCGTTAAAAGTTATATGAAAAATGGATTCTTTTTAGAGTAGGAGGCATAAACGATGGCAGTATATAAACAGTGCATTACTGATGTATCACCGATCAGAGTGACCGCCGGTTATCCTGCATACCAGGATGGCAGCCCTCACCGGGGCATTGACACAGTCCACGGAGATCATAAAGCCTACGCGCCCGAGGCGGGCGTTGTGGTCGTGGCTCAGCACTGGAATGGCAGCACCTCGGGCGACCAGTCATGGGGTAACATGATTAAAGTGCGGATGGCCGACGGCACGACATGGCGGGCCGCGCACTTCGCTACGCAAATTTGGAACGTGGGCGACACGATCTCTAAGGGGCAATTCATCGGCACACAGGGCGATACCGGCTACGTTACGGGCATACACACGCACTGGGAATATGCCGATGCCGCCGGAAACCTGAGGGACCCGTCCAGCATTATCAGAATCCCGAATCAGGTGGGGACATGGGACGTAGAGTGGGACTCGGGCGGGGGCCCTGGCCCGGGTCCCGGGCCGGGTCCCGGGCCGTGGCCTACTGGCAAATTGCCGGTATGGTTGCTGTTTAAGATGGCGAAGGGAGGTCGTCTGTTGTGAGTGCTCCCTACAGCTACGAACAGATTAACGCCCATGTGTCGCCGGTGACTCCCTCTGTGATGCACACAAAAGGAAATAGCCTGTCCTATTATTTCCGCAAGTATCTATTTCTTGAGGCCGTGTCTATGGTCCGATGGACATTGCCCGAAACATGGCCCAGTAACCGCTTGCAGTATCTTGTCTTTGGCTCGGGTGGTGTTACGGTGTTTAACACTGACCGCTATGGCTTAGTCTATGACAGAATGGGACTAACCGGCCTTAACATCTTCTACAATCCCACACACTCCATCATTGCAAACCCTTTTATCAAAGGGTCCCCATATTTGCAGATCGGAAAGCAATGCGAGATCATCAATTTACAGCCCGATTACCGCGGAATGGTTGATATTGTGGCATATTATGGGGACATGATGGCACTTGCCGCCCAGACCATCCAGAGCAATTTAATCAATAGCCGACTTGCCTACGTGTTTGCGGCAGGCAACAAAGCGGGTGCAGAATCTTTCAAAAAGATGTTTGACGAAATTATGCAGGGCGACCCCGCTGTATTCGTTGATTCGTCTTTGCTCAAAGCACCCAAGAATGGGGCATCCGGGCAGGCCCCATGGATGTATTTTGCAACTGACCTTAAAGGGAACTTCATCACCAACGAACTGCTTACAGCCCTTAAAACCATTAAAGCACTGTTCGATACCGAGGTAGGCATCCCCAACACGAATACCAGCAAGAAAGAACGGATGCTAACCGATGAAGTCAATTCAAACAACGTCGAAACAGCTGCCAAAGCGTCGCTCTGGTTGGATAGCTTGCAGCGTGGTTGTGAGCGGGTACACAAACTGTTTGGAATTGACAAGTCTACTTTGTGGGTTGACTGGCGTTTTCCGCCCGATACTAATACGCAGGAGGTGAACAACGATGCACGCGACCTTGAGCTTTAACGGGTTGTTGGCAGGATACCCGGAGCTGTTCGACGACTTGAAAGTCCCTGACAGTGTATCTAAAGATACTGTCTGCAATCAATTACTGTTTGATACGCTGGAATTAGAGGTACTATATGCAGACGGCCCAACAATGCGCCGGGCGATGGGCGTCTATTCTGAAACCATGCTCCCGAGCTGGACCCGGTACGCTGAGGCCCTGGGCCTTAAATACGATGCCTTGGCGTCGGATGACCGAACCAGAACCACCGACCACTCAGGGACCAGCATCGGCACAAACGGCGTCAAGGGAACGACAACCAGAGTGCCGAACTTGACCACCACTGGCCAGAATAACGGAAGTGACAGCACTACCCGGGATGTCACGGGGTTTGACAGCGGGACATTGCAAACCGCAGAGAGGAGCACTACGGCCCTCGGTACTGGGAACACCATTACCAGCAGCGGTACAGATACGACCACCACCGATCAGACAACCACCTCGGAGTCGCACGACGGCTACAACGACACCGTGACCGAGAATGGCCGGGCAGGGCGAGACCCGCAAGACCTTATTGCAAAAGAGTTGGCCCTTGCAATGGAAAATGCAGTTCATAAAATCGTTACGGACATCCGGGCAAACTTTTGCCTGCTGGTATATTAAGGAGATGCAATAAATGGGTATCATCAATCCTATTCACAAAGCACCCTACACCGACTTCCATGATCTCAATCTTGATTGGATTATTGAAGTGCTTAACGAATTTAACACCAAACTGACGGATTTCGTCAGTTTGGCCACGATCAAGTATGCAGACCCCCTCCAGTGGGACATTACAAATCAGTACGAAGCAAACACCGTGGTTGTGGACAGCAATGGCAACGCATATCTGTCTGTGAGGCCGGTGCCGTCCGGTGTCTCTCTGGACCGTACCGAGTTCTGGACAAAAATTGGCAATTTTGATGAGCTTTGGGCCGATGTGAAACGGGCCATCACTCCCATCGATGAGGGCCACAGCCCCACCGCCACAGCCGATAGAGCTGTCAACGATCTTGTCTGGGTCGATGGGTCGCTGGTGCGCGTCACAAAAGCAATGACCGCCGGTGACGCCTACGTGCCCGGCTCTAACTGCGTGAGCAGCTCCACAAATGAAGTCTTGCATTACCTTATCACGGCATTTAATGAGGGCCTGCGCGCCGAGCAGACGGCCCGGGAGGATGCCGACAGCGACCTCCAGACAGCCATCGACACCGAGAAACAGACCCGGGAGGATGCCGACAGCGACCTTCAGACAGCCATCGACACTGAGAAACAGACCCGGGAGGATGCCGACAACCAGCTCCAGACGGCTATTGACGCGGAGCAGACGGCCCGGGAGAACGCCGACAACCAGCTACAAAATAGCATCAATCAAATGCAGACATATGTGTCGGCGCCGGGAGCAGGTATTAAAGCAAACGATCAGAGCGCAGCAGCACAAAATACATCGACGCTACAACAGCTGTTGGATGCCGGAAAAACAGTATATTTTCCAAGCGGAACATATTATATGTCCGCAGCCCTATATATGAAAAGAGGTTGCGGAATAATCGGCGAGAACATGCGAGACACCGCCCTTATATGGATTACCGCCAGCAATGGAATTATTTACGACCTCGAATACAAGGCCCCCAATACATACGATGACATTTATTTTACGATTCGTATCGAATCGCTGGCGCTTTATGGAGTAGGGGCCATCAACGGGGCAGGATCCGGCATTTATATCCGTAACAAAACATGGATGGTCACGGCTAACCAAAATCACGAAGAATATCGCAAGATCAAAGGTGATTCCTATGCGCTGGAGTGCCGCAATAGTGTTATCAGGGACATTATTGTCTCTGGGTGGTCCATTGGAATCAATTCGAGCTTATATATTGCATATGTATCCATTATCAACGCTTTTGTGGATACCTGCGATTTGGGAATCGACGCAAAATTTTCTGATTCGGAATTATGTAATATTGTAGTGACTTTTTGCTATAATGGCGTTTTGTGCGAAACCGAGGCGAACAAATGGTGTAACCTGGCAATTAAGATGAATGGATGGCGTGCATCTTATGATGCTACGCACACCATTACGGGCTCAATCGCTTTACATTTGTATCACACAAAACGTGAACTATTTTGCAACACTGAGGTACAAGAGAGCTACGCTAATGGAGTAGTCGTCGAAGAAACAAGTAACAGCATCGTGTTTTCCGGATTATTGCTCGATGCAAATGGATTTAAGATTCCTGTAGGAACCGAGACATTTGATATTGGTATCCAAATACTGGGAGGTTCCTACAATATTCGGGGCACGATCCTTGCTACAAACAAAAATGATGTAAAATGTCAGCGAGTCGGCATTTATGTATCACCCGATTGCGGCAATATTGATCTCCAATATGCCGAATATGACCAACAGATTAGCGCATGGACCCTTGGCCGGAATACTTGCCGCAGCATCACGACAGCTAAGATCAACAACATTACAAAGATTACAGCGACCAGCTTTACAAACGGGGCTGATGCAAGTTATGCATCTTTCGATGGTAGGAATTTGCATATTGCAATTCACGGCTATTTCATCGCTGATGTCCCTACAGACACAAAATTTTCAGTTGCGTCCGCGTTTGGTGATATACCTTTTGCAAGTCTCCCCGGTAACGTTTACAGAGACATTTGTCTGTATAATTCTACTGACAACGCCCTTGTTCCTGCTGCATATGATAATACTACCGCAAGTGTTATCATTAAAGCCCCTGTACCAACAGGTAAACAAATCAACTGTGAAATCACATTTGATATGCTTTAATATCTAGGAATAGTTCCTATTTTGTGCCCACTCCCCTACCCTATGGGGCGTGGGCACTATATTTTGTGTCTATTGACATTTTGCACAAAAAAATAGGGGGTTGGGGGAAAATTT